CTCCGCGCACACCTCTCCTTCCTGGGTGTCGGTCACGGTTACCGCCGCCGTGCGCCCGCGTTGACTTACTGCGTGGCGCACGCCGCGAGGCAGTTCAGATAATATGATCTACCGTAGTCGCTGTCAAGTGGTTTATTTGAAAGAAGATAGCCTTACTTTAGAAGGCTCTTTGAGGCATACTCCAAGGCATACGCCAGAAGATAGTTTTGACGTGTGTTCCATGTATGCTCAAATACGGCTAAGTACTTGCGCCGAGCGCCCCTGACATGCCCTTTAAGGGACCTTCGTCGGGTCTAGGTGTCCTGGGACTGCTGGCAGTTACTCCGGGAAACGCCCGTCCTCTTCAGGCGATGAAATTGCACCACGCGCGCGCGGTGCGCATCCGCCGGTTTCCTATCGAAATCAAAAGATAGCTTTGTGGATCCGGTGTTCCGCTGACCTATAGAAAGCGTGCTGTTTAACTGCGTGGGCAAAAATCATCACAGCTTGTAATGTTCGGAGTATGACAAAGGAGCAGCAGGAGCCCAGTCGAAGGGCCGGGGCTTTGCAGCGAGCCCTGGCCGCAACTGTGCGCCGCCTGCGGAAGCAGAACGGAGTCGCTCAGGAGACGCTAGCAATCGAGGCAGGCGTGGCCCGGTCCCACATGAGCAGCATAGAACGGGGATTGGGAAATCCGACTCTCGAGACCATCCACAAATTACTCCTGTCCCTGGGGATCAACTTCGCGCAATTTGGCACCGAGCTTGATCGCGCGCTGGCCGGTTGCCGAAAGCGGGGCCACCGGTCAGGCGAAAGCAATAAGTCTGCTTCTGATTGACACGATTCGGGTTTTCAGTTTAAAGTGAACCGACAACCGCATCGCGTTCAGATGGGATCGCGCTCGTGGGCTCGGACACCACGTTAAAAACGGACTCCCAACTTCTTCCCTTATTCCCCCATGCCTGCGCCATTGAATCTGCTGCCCGTCTACGGCGTCGGCGATACGCTCCTCGGCCGTGTCTCCTTTTCCGCGGCGCAACGCATGCTAGCCGCCGGCAGCGTGGTTCCCCGGGGCACGAAACACCGCATCCGCGCCCTGATCGCCACTCACGAGAACTTCGAGCTCGTGGCGAGCGAGCGGCCGCCCACCAACCAGAAGTACTCCCACAACCGCGAGACCCCCGATAATCCTCAAGGCGTATGGACATTCAAAAAAATCGCCCGGTGAAGGACCGGACGAAGACCATCATCGCGTTCATCAGCGCGTATCTCACTTGCGGACGTGTGGGTCCCGCATGCGAGAAGGCGGGCATCTCCCGCCTGACGCATTACAAGCTGCTCGATACCGATCCGGACTACCGGTCCGCATTCGAGGCCGCTGGCAAACACGTAGGGCAGATGCTCGAAGACGAAGCCGTCCGGCGCTCGATGAAGGGCGATACGCCGCTTCTGCTCGCGCTGCTCAAGCGCTTCCGTCCCGAGCTCTACCGCGAGCGCGCCTCGATCGACATCTCGGGCGAGGTCACCATCCGGGATGCGCTCAACGAAGCGCGTGCGCGTGTAATCGCGCTTGAACGGAATGAGCGAACGGGCACCCAAGGCTGACCGCGAGCTCGCCGAATACATGGCGACCTTCATCTACGATCCCTACCGCTTCGTGGTTGCCGCGTATCCCTGGAAGAAGGCCGGCGGACCGCTTGCGGAATACGACGGTCCGGACGCCTGGCAGAAGGATCTGCTGATCGATATTGGCCGCGAAGCGCGTCTCCGGTGCTTCGATGGGACTAACCCGGTGCTGCCCATCCGTGAGGCTGTGTCTAGCGGCCACGGCATCGGGAAATCGACCGTTGCGGGATGGATCACGAACTGGATTCTCAGTACCCGGCCGAATTCGATCGGCACGGTGACTGCGAATACCTTCCCGCAACTCGAAACCAAGACATGGCCCACCATCGTGAAGTGGACGCGCATGTCGATCACCGCGCACTGGTTCGATATCGGAGCAGATAAGATCTCCGCTAAATGCGCGCCGGACAGCTGGTTTGTCTGTGCACAGACCTGCCGCAAGGAAAACTCCGAGGCCTTTCACGGCCAGCATGCCGCGCAGTCCACATCCTGGTATCTGTTCGACGAGGCGTCGGCGATCCCCGACGAGATCTGGAACGCCGCTGAAGGCGGACTCACCGACGGCGAGCCGATGATCTTCGCCTGGGGCAATCCTACGCGCAATCAGGGGAAGTTCCACAGGATCGTGTTCGGCAGCGATCGCGACCGCTGGAAGCAGCGGACCGTCGATGCGCGCACCGCCAAGTTTCCCAATAAGACGCTCATCAACGAGTGGATCGAGGACTGGGGCGAGGACAGCGACTTCGTGCGGGTACGCGTCCGCGGCGTCGCGCCGCGCGCTGGCGATTTCCAGTTCATCGATTCCGAGCGCATATGGGAAGCGCAGCGCAGGGAGCCCAAATCGTTTGCCGACGATCCGTTGATCGCCGGCTTCGACGTTTCCGGTGGCGGAGCGGCGTGGAACGTGATCGCCTTCCGCCGCGGCTACGATGCGCGCTCGATCCCGGCCATCCGCATCCCGGGCGAGTTCACGCGCAACGATCGCGGACCGATGCTATCGAAGCTGGCCGAGATTCTGAGCGACCGCAGGGTGGGACATAAAGTCGCGATGCTGTTCGTCGATTCGGCTTACGGAGCGCCGTACGTCGAGCGGTTGAAGTCGATGGGTTTCTCGAACGTGCAGGAAGTGAACTTCGGCGCGAATTCGCCGGACCGCCACCAGGCGAACATGCGCGCGTACATGTGGAACAAACTGCGCGACTGGCTGGAGTATGGCGCGATCGTCACGGACACCGTGCTCGAGAACGATCTCACCGGACCATGCGCCGACCGCAACCGCAGAGAGCAGTTGGTGCTCGAGAGTAAGCAGGACATGCTGAAGCGCGGTATCGCCAGCCCGGATAATGCCGATGCGCTGGCCCTGACGTTCGCCGCGCATGTGGCGCCGGTTGAGAAGGAAACCGAGGACCGCTTCGCCTTCGCTGGCGGCGGCTCCTGGATGGCATAGGAGTAACACATGGCGAAGTTGACCGTACTCATGGGCGCGCCCGGCGCCGGCAAGTCGACGTATGCTTCCCGGTTCGCGAACGTGGTCACGAACGACGGCGCCCGCGGCCATGCGGGAAAGGCCGGCGAAACGCTGCATGACGCCTATCGGCAGATCAATCAGTTACTGGCGCAGGGTAAGGACGTGGTGTTCGACACCACGGGCGCGAACCCGAACGTGCGCAAGGCCGCGGTCTCGATTGCCCGCAAGCACGCGGCCCAGGTCGATGCGTGTGTCTTCGACACGCCGATTGATACGTGTCTCGCGGCGCAGAAAGGCCGTAGCGCGCCCGTCGCCGCGGCGGATGTGAGGCGCATCCACGGCGCCATCGGAGACTCGATCCGCGGCCTCAGAAGCGAAGGTTTCGGCAATGTGCGGGTAACCCGCGACAGGAGGTAACTATGGCGAAAAACGGAAACGACAACGGAAACGACAAGGACATGAAAACCGGCCGGTCGTGCAACGACGAGCAAATGCACGCGCTCAAGACCGCGCACGGCACGGCGACGAGACAGAGCGAACTTCCGCCGTACATCAGCAAAGAGGCGATGCCTGACGAGAAAGACTGAGTGATGCCTTTGATTAAAGGCAAATCCCCCAAAAGCGTTTCTAGGTGGTCCACCGATAGCATGACCGCTGAAACGGGAGAGCCGCTATACGTTTACGGGGCTGAAGCCTGCCAGTGCCGGGAGACTGTGGCAAAGTGGATGATCCGGGAGGGCTTTTCCACCGGCCATGGAGACAGCCTGGAAGATTTGCTTGGCGAGTTGTCTTGGCAGATTAAGCAAGAAGCGGAAATGCTGGATTGGCTTTCCCATAATGACGTCATCCAGCAAGAAGTCGGCTCGTATGGATGGAGACTTCCGGAGAGAAGTTTTCGCCAAGCCATCCGCGCCGCCATCAAGGCCGGGAAACAGAAAAAGCATGCCGTTGGAGAAGGGCAAAGGTAAAGCGGTAATCAGCCGGAATATTTCGGAGCTTGTAGATTCCGGCAGAAAGCCCAAGCAGGCTGTCGCGATCGCTCTCAATACCGCGCGTCAGGCCGGCGCGAAGATCCCCAAGCCCAGGCCTGCGCGCAAACCCGTAACTAACAGCCTCAACCGGCTGATGAAAGGGAAATGAACGTTATGGCTAAATTGACCACCAAAGGACGAGACAAGCTATCCGAGAACACGTTCGGGCTCCCCGGATCGCGCCGCTTCCCTATGCCCGATAAGGCTCACGCCGCTAACGCGAAGGCGCGCGCTACGCAGATGGTCGATGCGGGGAAGCTATCCGCGTCCTCGGCCGCCAAGATCAAAGCGAAGGCCAACCGCATTCTCGGCAAGTAAAGACTTCGTGACTGTGGAAAAAGGAGCAAAACGCATGCAAGCTTATTACATCATTCCGGCGGGGCCGCCCTCGCCTGTAGATCCCGGCTATGGGCAGGGATCGCCGCTACCGCCGCACGTGGGTGGCGGCCCCATGCCTGGATGGCCGGTTGACCCCGGCTGGGGAGCCGGACATCCGCAACCGCCTGGAATCTGGGGAGGAGGTCTGCCTCCACACGTTGGTGGCGGACCCATGCCGAATCCTCCGGGCTTCTGGGGCGGTGTTGCACCGCCTTATCCGAGCACAGGGCCGGTCCCGCCGCCTCCCGGTTTCTGGGGTGGCGCACCACCGCCAACAGTTGGTGGAGACCCCGTTTCTCCACCGCCTGGTGTATGGCCGCCGCCCCAGCCGGGATCGCCGGAGCATCCCATCGTTCTGCCGCCTGGCGAGCCACTGCCCCCGGGCACTCCATCGCAGCCCATCGCTGGCGGGTGGACAATTGCCTTCGTTCCCGGTAAGGGGTGGGTGCTCGCGCCTCCGCCGCAAGGCGCGGGCGGCAACGTTCCACCGCATGTTCCGGGGCAGCCTCCCGAGCCGCCGGCACAGCCCAAGAAGTGACAGCCTCGCAGCCGTAAATGGCCCGTAAGCAGTCCGAAGAAGACATCCTGGCTACGGCGCGCGAGCGTTTCCGCCTGATCGAAAACGCGGAGCAGCAGATCCGCGAGGAGGCGCGCAAGGATCTGCGCTACGTCCGCGGCGAGCA